CGGCTTTCTGTGGCTCGGTCAGTGGAACTTTTATATTGCGCTCCACCCATGCCAGCGCCTTATCCCGCTCAATGGCGTTAACCTGGGCGCATTTTTCCTTCGACAGTTTCATTCCCGGAATAACAGGTTTACCGTCCACCATCGTTGCTCCCCGACAGATGGTCCATATGCCGGAGCCATCGCGGTATGCAGTGGTGTGATTCCCCTCTTTTTCATCCAGAAACTGATCGAGAATGTCAGGGGCAGGAGCACTGGCGGCAATCAGTGCCAGAACAGCAGCCGACAGGCTGTATCTGATTTTTACGTTCATGGATATTTATCAGGATTTATCGGCTTCAAATCCCTGGATATGTTAAATCTTACCTCACCAGTGATGGGCACTGGCGGGAGGAGGATGTCAATCTGATAAACACAGAGGTGACTATGGATTACACAAATCTACCAAAACAAACTTTTGCTGATTTAATCGCACTCAGGCAAGCAGTCGTAGCTCTAATCAACTTGTTGCCGGAGAAGGAAAAGGAATTAGTTAAAGCGCTTCTTAACAGAACTGCCGCCGATTTTTCATCATATCCACTGACAGATGACCTTGCGGACCTTCCTGAATTAATTGCAGCGTCCGCCATTAAGCTTACTGAAGAGATTTACCCTCCTCAAAAATCTTCACAAAATTCCTGCGAGTAACTTCAATGCAATAATCGTAAAACGCCGCAAACTGCTCATCGCGGCGTTTTTTTTCATCTTCAGAAGGGATCAGCACCGACAATTTTTTATTCAGATCAGCGACGCTGCCCTCCAGTTTTTCAATGGGCGATTCAATATCATCTTTTTCTGACCGCAATGCCGTCGGTGGCGTCTTCAGAGAACCAGTAATTCTTCCCGGTAGCTTTCCTTTGTAGGTTATCCACACATTCTGCGCCTCTAAAATTATGGGGCGCTTTTCCGGCGACTGCTCATCCCCTACACATAACCCGGCAGCAACATCCAGGAATACCTGTCTGATTCTCATTCTGGCTGCTGCCTCATAAAACTCCAGCGCGGCACCTTCAACACGGTCCAGCGAGATGTCCAGGTCAAAAATTTCACCGTCAAAGCGTTTTTTGTCCCGTAAGGCTACAGTTACCGCCACTTTATTCTCAAAATTGCGGACTCCTTTCACAACCAGTTCATAGTCTTGTGTCATTGGATTACTCTCTTCTCGCAACCTTACGCCTGTCTTCTTTAATCTTGAAATAAAGGTTTGTCAGATACGTCAGCAGGCCAAAAACCAGACTACCCAGCACACCGATTGCAGCCCACTGTGACGGAGTTACTTTATCGAGTAACTGCAATGCCCAGAAACCAGCATTACCAGCCGATGTGCCATAGGCGATACCTGTTGTTAACTTATCCATTGATTTCATATCCTCACCCCGATGTACACAGATGGTGCAATATGTTTGAAAAGATCGGAGTCTATGGGTTAGTTTTTATAGCAAACGTTGTTCTCAACGGCGCTAAAAAACAGACACATTAAAAATGTGGGTAATTATTTTAAAAGAAAATCATATATTAAATAATAATACGAGATATGTTTTCATATTTAGTGTACTGTATACGGCCATTTATACAGGAAAAGCCTATGTCAGAACGTAAAGACTCAAAATCACGCCGTAATTATCTCGTTAAATGTTCCTGCCCAAACTGCACCCAAGAGTCAGAACACAGTTTTTCAAGAGTACAAAAAGGTGCCCTTTTGATCTGCCCTCATTGCAACAAAGTATTCCAGACAAATCTTAAAGCTGTAGCTTGATTGATTTTATTCGTAACAAGTATTTTTTATATTTTAATAACATATTTAAAGCAGATAATAAAAAACCCGCCTGAGCGGGTTTAATATTGTGGTACTTTTTGTGGGAGTCATCCACTTACGCACTTTGTTTTGCTATGCCAGCAGTTAGCTTCTGCTGTAAAACTATTCATGCAGCAAACCTGCACTTCACCACAATGGTTAGCATACTTTTCCTGATTAAGTTATTGCCAAATATGCTGGCCATTGTTTCATGTATTGGACCTCCTTACTATTTATTAAAGAGATCCAATATTCACCACTCTGTCTGTATCTCCACTCAGGCATCAGCCTTCTTCGTTATCGTATACAGACAAACTATGAATTTTAATCAGTAATTATGACATTTGCTGCTGCAGGACCTTTAGCACCACTCTCTACAGAGAAGGTAACCTTTTGACCTTCAAATAAGGTTCGAAAATTATCATTCTGAATCGCAGAAAAATGCACAAACACATCTTTACTACCATCAACAGGAGAAATAAAGCCAAAACCTTTATCAGCGTTAAACCATTTTACTAAACCAGTCATTTTATTTGACATTCTACATTCCTTAACTTGAGCCTTTCGGCATAAATGGCTTGTATAACAGAAACGACTTCGTACTTAATTGGAGAGACTCAAAGAAGGAATAAGTGAATAACACCTGAAATGAGAACTGCTTTAGTAAACTACTTCGTATATCGTCTGTTCTTCAAACCGACGCAATCATTAACGCATAGTTGAACATATGAAGCAATGTTTATTTTAGACATCCAGCCATCTTCAACCCCATCAAAAAACTATAGCTTTCTTCAGGAACGTGTGTATAGTGCGCCCAGTTATCAGTATTAAGGAATTTTTTTGTCCCGTAAAATGACAGGAATTGTCAAAACCTTTGACGGCAAAAGCGGCAAGGGTCTTATCACCCCATCCGATGGTCGTATCGATGTCCAGCTTCATGTTTCAGCGCTCAATCTCCGCGATGCAGAAGAAATTACCACCGGATTACGCGTGGAATTTTGCCGGATAAATGGTCTGCGTGGCCCTTCAGCTGCCAATGTTTACCTTTCATGAGCTATATTAAAGCTTTAATTTCAGGCCCCATCGAATCAAACATGGAGAGTTTTCATGAATAACCCCGTCTGTCTTGATGACTGGTTGATTGGCTTTAAAAGCTTATGCTGTACTTTGACCGTAATAGCTCTGCTAATAATGTAATATGCAGACTCATTGTATCTAGGGACATAGTACTGGAAGAAAACATTTTAAACATCAGGCAAAGTCACCCGATAAATAATAAGTAAACAAACATGAATCCCGGAATGAGATTCAACATCTCTATTACCCTATTTAAAGCACAAAAACCCGCTCATCAGCGGGTTTTCTACTTTTTCTTAACGTCGGGTATATAAAGCCCATCGTTGAAAAAATTTTATCCATATTTTTTGAAAAATGCAAGCATTACGTCGCCATCTTCGGCGAAAATCATTTATCTCGTCACTTTTCTTAATTGCACCTCAGCATATGCTTCTTCCTGCCAGCACTTTGTAACCAGTTTATCAATGACATCTGCATATCCTTTGTACCACTGATAATCAGTCAGGTCTGGTACCAGCTTCTGGACATGACACCGCGCCAGTGTCGTTGGTAAACGACTAAACCGGTTTCCATTGCAACGCCCACAAATCTTATAAACAGGCGCGCCATGAAGCCGGGTCCTTTTTTCATCCAGGACAATACCTTTACCCTTACACCCTCTGCACGCTGTGCTGACTTCTCCCTTACCATGACAATGCTGACATAGTTCCTTCACCCACTCTTCCTTGATAACAGACTCCCCGCTTCTGGAGTATTTCACCACTTCGCGCAATACATTATGAAATCCAGTACCAGCACAAGGCTCACAGCGAGCCTTACTTGCCGCAGACCTGGAATAATCAGCAAAGGCAAAACTCACAAGGTAAGGGATGATCTGTAACCGGATTTCTTCACTCAATTTGTTCAATGTCGGGTTATCCAGTGCCATCGCGTAATTGAGCAGACCTTCAATCGCAAACTGAGGATCCTGAACGCCAGCTTTTGCCAGGAATAAGGCAAACCCAAGCGGTGCTTTCGACTGCACCATCCCCTGCGCAGCCATCACATCCGTAATCGTTAAACCACCTGAGCCTGTCGCCGGTGCGGCATCACTCAATTTTGGAGATTTTGGGGAGTAATATTTTGGTAAGGCTTCAAGGTTCATGCTCGTTCTCCACTTACGCCAGTACGCCAATTGCCAGCGCACGATCGATAAAACGAAATATCAGCTCCAGTTGGGAGCCATACTTCTCTTCAAATGTCACGGTATCCGCATGCAGCTCGTCGTGATGCTTTCTGCACAAAGGCAACACAAAGAGATCATGCGCTTTTGTACCCATTCCACCCTGACCGTGGCCTATCAGGTGGTGGGGATCATCAGCTGGCTTTCCACAACATGCGCACGGCTGCGTCTTAACCCAGCGCGTGTACTTTTCATTAACCCAGCGGCGACGTTTGGGGCGTAACATAAAAGACTCCGGCGACTCCGGATCCACTTTCAGCGCCAGCACCTTTTTCGCTTTATCCTGGATGATGCTGGTGGCAGGAACCGAAGGCACAAGGTCACTTTCCCGGGTGACAGATGGCACAACAGGCTTCGGTAATCTCAGTGCCTTACGGGCTGCACTTTCCGGTAAGGCATCCGCCAAATCATTACGAACCAGCCACCAGCACAGTTCCGGCATTGTCACAACGTGACTGTCATCAAAACCGAGATCCCGACGCACGACAGACAACACCCAGCGGGCACAGTTATCCGTTGCCATTGATTCCAGCCGTTCCGTGAACTGGTCACGCAGCTGGTTATCGCAGTGCCAGCACAGACGAATTGCTCCCGGAGCGTGCCGCATTGTGGTCATGTTCTCGCTGTGCCAGTCGGAATGAGGCCACTGACAGCCCTTTTCACGAAGTAACCAGCTTTCAAGACATTCCACACCACCAGCACGACGGATCACTGCCTCATTGCGGAACACGGCCCGAACGGCAGGATCATCCGCCAGCGGTTGTGATGCCGCCGGAACGGCACCACTGGCGAAAGATGAATAACGTTCCGGCTCAGACTCCAGCAGGACACGCCCCTGCATAAACAGGGGCATCAGCTCTGAACCTGGCCTGAACAATACGATCCCCATACGCGGGGCAATTTCAGGGGTCAGTAGTGCTCTCACGGTCACCTCAATGAACGGTATCGAGCAGCTTTAATAGCTCAGGGAATCGGGATTCGAAGAAATGCGGCTGCGTCTCGCGCGGATTTGCAGGACTGGTGATGTTCTTGCCGAACATGCAGCCTTTCGCCGTCAGCGACCAGAATTTTTTGATGTTGTTAATCGCGGTACGGCTGTATCGTTCGCGTTGTTCAACGATCCCCAGCTTCACCATCTGGTGATATGCCTGATTAGCCGTCAGGCGGATACCATACTGCCTCAGCAGTGCACTCAGCGACAGCGTGGGGCGACTTGAGCCATCGTGTGCATCAGCAGGAGCATCAATGGCATAGCGCGGTGCCAGATTCGGTAAGCCAACAGCCTCCTGGAGTTTCTGACAGGCCCCAAGCACAGATGAGTTAGACAGGTTTAACTCCCGACGCATAAAGTCCAGCAGAATCACACCTGCCTGCATCTTGTCAGCAGCCTGCCCGGATAATTTTTCCGGTGCACTGACTACCATATCGAAAGTACGGATCACCTTCAGATGGAATGACGGACTGATCCACATTGCATAGGCATACACCAGTTCCTTGCAGACATAACTCCCCTGCTTAGGACCACCACGAACTGTATTAACCGGACCGACACCCAAATTTTGGGTATCGGTCAATTCCTGAACAAGTTCAACAGTCTGTTGGCTGGAAAGAAACTTTCCCGGCTCCTTCGTTCTGGCATTTGCACCAGATGCTACTGCGGCACGATGCAGATCGTTCAGGCTGTAACGTCCATAAGCATCACGACGAACTTCAATACCATCAATGACCATCAGATTATTCATACTTCGTTTCTCCTCTTAATCAGGCGGCTGCACCCGCCGTTTTCTCGTACTTACTGATAGTGATCTCGACCTTCCCTTCCGGGATAACCGGTCCCCACTCCACCAGCATTCTTTTCACCTGGCTGTCGTCTTCCCACACACCTGCGTGGGTCAGGGCGTCAAACAGCGCCTTGTTATAGTTATCCAGATCGCGGATCCTGTTATCCGGAGGAAACAACACGATCTCCACTGAAGCAGGTGCCGACGTTGGTTTCGGCAGACGACGTAACTGCTCAACTATTGCTGCGCACGCCGCGCTCTGGAATTTTCGCCCCGCCGCGCTTATCAGGCTCTTACCTGCAAACGCCCCTTTGTTAGGGTGTCGCCAGTAAGTGTTCACGCTGGGCGGGAAAGGCAGGATAAGCTTCATACTTTCAGGCCTCTCTCATGTAACCAATGGGCTGCACGCAGCCTGGCGTTTTCCTCACCGGCAAGCAGTGAGCGGATAATCCCGACCGCCTCGCTGTCGTCGTCCTTCACCACGGTATGAAGCGTGATCCCCCGGGCCACACCACGCTTTATCGTGATGACGCCTTTTTTCTCCAGTGCGCGAAGATGCTCCACCGCTGCATTCACTGAACGGTATCCCAGCATGGTTGCCACCTCCTGATTGGTTGGCGGGAAGCCACGTTCTTTCTGATAAGAAATCAGCATATCCAGCACCTGCTGCTGGCATTGAGTTAACGTCGTCATTAAGCCCCCACGTAATTCCCTGACAGATACCACTCATCACCCGATACAGCGCGCTTGCTGCTTTTCCGTAAACACTGCTCACGACGCGCCAGAAAATTGTTTCGTTCTGGCTGGGAGTGGCTTTCACGGAATGCCGCCATCCACACCGTTGCAGCACGACGGTATAAGCCCCTGGACTCCAGTTCTTCAGCCTGGCGGGTCAGGCACAAAATCACACGGGGATCGTTAGTGCCGACATAGAAATTGCGCACAGGTCTGGTTTCACGAACTGGTTGTGGTTCCGGCTCCTGCGCTCTCTCAGTCAGGCGTGGGAAATGTCTGCGTGTATCTCCTTCACAACGGTGAGCCACACGCCCACTCTGACGTAACTTGCTTGCTGACTGCAGTACGCGCTGCCGTGAGTAACCTGCAAAAGCATCCGCAATGTCTCCGGAAGTACAGCCCGGATGGGCTTCAATGAATTTCTGAACGTCATTCAAAAGACTCATGATCACCCCCTGAATCCTGCCGGGATCTGGCTGTAGTCCACGTTGTCGTAACTGGCTTTGAAGTACGGGTCTTCGCGTTTTTCGGTGTACATGCTGACGGACGGCGATAAGCGCAGGGAAAGCTCATCCCATTTTTCCCGCAACTTCGACGGGCTGAGCACGTTACGGCACCAGAACGGATCGCGGCTGACGCGGCTGTACATCTCGCAGATTTGTTTGTGAGTACGACCATCCTGCACACACATCAGGCGAATTTCGTTTGCCCATGCTGTCCAGTTAGGTTCTTTGGGACGAACCACCTCGCCGTCACATTCGGCGGCCTGCTCGTACAGGGCGATGATTTTTTTCCAGAGCCACTGTGCGCAGGTCAAATCATCCTGCGTCCCCCACTGGCGCTTTTTAGGGCTGAATACAACCGCATCAGGATGGCGAGTTAAAAAATCCTGTTCATCCGTCTGCGTGTCCGGTTGCGAAGCGTCCGGACGAGAAGGTTTTTTATCTGACGGATCATGTTTTGATTTTACTGACGGATCCCCGCCAGATTCTGACGGGTGAAAACCCGCTTTTTTGCCAGATTTCGACGCATCAAATTTTGACGGGTCAGATTTTGATGCGTCAGATTTTGACGGGTCAGAATCTGACAGTTGAGAAAATGCCGCTGCCTGAAGCTTCGCAACGTTAAGCTGATAAACATTCGACGCATTGCGGTTACCCTGGCGACGCGCCTTACGCGTTAACCAGCCTTCTGCTTCCAGCCGTGCGATAGCCGTTCTGACGGTACTCATCCCCGCGCCAATCTGACGGGCAATAGTTTCAATTGATGGCCAGCACACACCTTCGTCATTACTGAAATCAGCCAGGCGGGCCATAATTGCCACGCTGGATAATTTCATGCCTGACGCAGCGCAACCATCCCATACATAGCCGGTTAATTTAGTGCTCATGACCGACCTCTATTTCCCTGAATTTACGACGAAACTGTTCGAGCGGGCTAAAGCACTCATGCTCATAGCCTTCACGGAGGTAGATAACCCGTTGTGTTTCCGGCTCCCAACGAATGACTCTGACGGGCACTCCGTAGTGATCTTTGAACCAGCGGTTAACTTGTCGCAAAGGACTGTCTCCTTCTGCCGGTTGAAATCCCCCACAGCCCACTCAGCAAAGCTGTGGGTTACAATTTCCCTGTCACCTGGTACATTTACTGCATAGCAATACTCCACCTTCGCTTTTCCACCCGGTACAGGAAGCGCAATCAGTTGCGAGCGACGGTAGTGTGTTGTTAAACTGTTCATGCGTTAGTTTCTCCACAACCAGAAGCAATCGACGCCACGACGCCCGGAGCTGCACACTCGCGGGCGTCATTACTTTCTGAAACGCAAAAAATTTTGTAGACAAGTGCTGCATGCTCCTGCAGCTTCGAAATTGAGAGGTACAGCTCGTCGTTAATTGCTGTCTTCTCATGCGGTTCCACTACACCGTCTTCGATTGCCGAACGAATCTGTTTTGAATAACTGCCGATCTGTTCAATGACTTCCAGTAAACGCTGGTTAATATCGGCATTGTCCACATCCTCGACGTCAGGAAGAGACACAAAGACGCCATTTGCAGACTGCGCCACAGCGTCAGCAATGAAGTGAGTGCCACCAGCACGTTGTAAAATCATTGCCCATCCCAGCGGGAAAATCTGATCGCCATCGGCACGAAGGCGGTTAAATAATGCGTTCTCTGTTACATCCAGCCACTCAGCAGCTTCAGCGTAACCCCCCGGCAACGCCGCGATAGTTTTTCTGACAGCTTTCACGTACCACTCAGGCTGTTTTTCCACTTTCCAGTGATGATTACCCACGGCTTACCTCCTGTTCCTGTGGTTTAAACCCATTCTGGTTTTGGCTAGATTGAAAACGTGCCGGATAAAGAATCTGCATTTCGCTGATTTCACCCTTAAAAAAATTGGCCAGACGTTCTGCAAGATCGATAGATGGAATTTGTTCCAGTCTTTCAATACGACTCAGCGTCGCTGGATTGACCTGAACGCCAGCAGCAACATGCTGCAAAGTAAATCCGTGCGCCTTACGCACATTCCGTAATGGTGATTGCATATGACCTCCACATATTGCGTGATAAGCATATTATTTCACGCAAATATTTTGCGCAAGTTGATTTGCTTAACGCGCAATAAAGAAATGTAATAAATGCATGAACATAGGAAACCGAGTCAGACAACTTCGCCAGGCGAAGAACATGAAAATCGCCGATCTCGCTGAAGCAATAGGAGTGGATGCGGCGAATATCTCACGCCTGGAAACAGGTAAGCAGAAACAATTCACTGAACAAGCCCTGAGTAATATTGCCAGGAGCTTAGGTGTTGATATTGCTGATCTCTTTACCTCAGACTTCAAAAGTAATACTGTATGTAAAAACAGTATTAGTGAGGATGTTGCGCAGGTGAAGGATGTATTCCGTATTGAAATGCTGGATGTCAGTGCCAGTGCGGGAAATGGCCTTATCCAGGGCGGTGATGTCATTGATGTGATTCATGCCATTGAATACAGAACTGATAATGCTGTATCGATGTTTGGCGGACGGCCAGCCAATCACATTAAAGTTATCAACGTTCGTGGGGACAGTATGTGTCCAACCATTGAGCCAGGAGATCTCATCTTCGTTGATGTCAGTATCAATCAGTTTGATGGAGATGGTATCTATGTATTTGGTTTTGATGATAAAATTTATGTCAAACGACTGCAAATGATACCTGACAAACTACTGGTGATTTCTGATAACCAGATTTACCGTGAATGGGGAATTACCAGCGAAAATGAACACCGGTTTATGGTCTTTGGAAAGGTCTTAATCAGCCAGTCACAAACCCTTAAGCGACACAATTAACCCTTACCTCCTCATCAATTAGCCACCAAAAGGTGGCTTTTCATTACCCTTTAAATTGCATATATCGCAACAAAAACACTTGCATAATGCGCAACTTCATTTTATCTTTCTTTCCAGACAAACAAACAAGGTACTAACAAAATTTGGTTGTAACACGGCGTATGGCACATGCGTCGTTAGCGGTCTGGGGACGTTAAAGGGGACAATCCACTCCTTGCTCGGGCAAACAAACCAGGTAGCCGGAATGTGCAAGTCAATGATGATGCTGATAAGACGCCTAACCAGCGTGGCGATTCGGTTTGACGCCTGGGAAGAGACCAGGGTGCAACGATGAGGGCATTTATGGAGCCGCGACAAAGTGTGGTGCTGTAACTGGCTAAGTGCTCTCAGCGTTGTGGTAATCCGCGAAATGGCGCGGCGGTAAGTATGGCGGGGTTACTCTTTCCCCGTTGAGGACACCGGATTGTCAGGTTGACCATA